CACCTCGGGTGACAAGGATTGGAGCGCCTTGTAATTGCCACCATAAGCTTTTGCTAAAGCATTAGACACAGAGACTAAATCTTTACCTGTGCCAGCACTAATGTTCATTGCTAGTTGCGTTGCTTTTTGAGCAGTGCCAACATCGTGAGTCACGCGAGCCAAATTGGCCAGTGCTGGTCTAAGATCATCGTCAGCAACACCGTAGGCCTTACCCATGTATTCAATCCAACGCTCAGTGGCTGCAATTTCTTTATCTGTTGCTTGAGCTGTATTGGCTAGAGATAGCGCCAATTGTTTTGCTGCTGCATCGTCCTCAATAGCTGCTTTAGTTGCGTCACCTAAAGCAAGAGCCAAAGCGCCTACTGCTGCAGCTGCAGGTAGCGCTGCTTTCTTGAGTGCGAAGTTGGCTTTAGCGCCTACGGTCTCGAGGCTGTTGAACTCCTTGATGGCTTTGTCAATGCCTTTAGAGTTGAACTCAGAAACGATGGGTATGTAAACAGCCATTAGCCGAGTGTCCTGTTCACCTGGTTGAGCACTTGCTCAATGGCCTGCAAAATGTCTTTAGTGGCTTGGCCATAGATGTATTCACGCTGTCGCCACATACCACGCTGGGCAGGGCCGTAAGCCATTGTGAGGTAACTCGAAAATTGGCCTGTATCACCACGCAAACCTGCCATGTCAAAAATGGCACCACCGGCATCTTTTTGTATAAGCGTTACCAGTGGAAATGAGCCACGCTGGCTACGGCCACCCACCTGAATGGTCACACCTTTGCGCACTTTCTTAGGGTCATACGAGAGGCGACCTGTGCCCTTCTTAGATGGCCCCATACCTGACAATGGTGGTACACCAGGGTATGTCTCAGCTACGCGCGACACCATCTCGGCACCACTGGCCTTGATCTGGTTCACAGCCTTGAACTTAGTTTTGCTGTCAATCTTTTGCAGTTCAGCCAGCGCTGCCTTCAGGCCGTAAATCTCGGTGCTTGCTGTAACGCTCATTTGGCCTTTTTCCTCTGCTCATTGATAATACTAATGCAGGTGTTCAGGTCGGGTACATCAAACTCTATTTGTGGTGGCCACCAGCCACACTCGACTAGCAGTGTTGCTAGAGAATGTCGGTAGGTGCCACCTCGGTAGGGTTTGCGTCTGGTTGCTCGATCACCTCAAGATTGACCAGTTGCTTGATGAAGTCGTCAAGCATTAGAGGCACTGTCACTGCACCTTGCTGTTTGCTTGCCTCGTGAGCCATGTATGCCAAGTCCTCAATACCGAGGCCACCATCTTGGATTTGGCTGATTTTGCGCTTGTATTTGCGCTCCCACATAACGATTGTGTAGAGGTTCGTGGTAACTGTGTAGTCACCCGAGCCGATGTTTACGAGCATGGTTAGTTGCATGTCGGGTCTGCTTTCTATTTAGGGTTTATGGCGCTGTGATGTCGCGTGCGAATGAGCCACCGGTGAAAGTTACCTCAAACATTGACAGCTCACCGTATGAGCCTGTGATTGGTGTAAACGATGCGAGCATCGTGTTTGTGATGGTGTACTCAGGGTTTGAGGCTGACTCGGTAGCACCTGCAGGTGAAATAACGATTGTCGAGGTACCTGTGCCAAGTGCAGCATAAAGGGTGGCCTCAACTGAGGTTGCACCGTAGTAGGCGTAGCAGGTCAATGTAACCTCGCACTGTTGGAGCCCCTTCACGAAATAATGGGCAACATCTCCAAAGCTAGTGCTTTCCAAACTGTCATAGCCCACCGAAATTGAGGCCGATGAAGTTACCGAGGTTGCGTCAAACAGTGTGCCAGATGTGGCAGGCGTAATTGTCACTGTTGGGTTTGTGAGATAGGTGGTAGTGCTGGTGGCCATGTCTGTCCTTTGGTGTTAGGTGTTGTCGGCCACCAGTGATGCTTTTATTATGTCAGATTTTACTAGGGCAGGTGAGCATTATAGGTATGCAGCCTGCAGGGATATTTGTAGATCGTAGGCAGGGAACTCTTGCCCTCCGATACTGGCTAAGCCTGGCCTGCCATCGGTCACTGCAACATTCTTGTCAAGTAGCGCAGCTGCGATTGCGAGCAATGGCCTAAGGGTATCTAGGTTGCCTGGGCCTATGCCGATGACGCGCACAGGAAAAGTCATAGTGACGATTTTGTTATTGAAAGCTTGAAAGGTTGGTGCATCAATGAAACAGCAGTTGCTGTTCAGGTTGCGAGGGTCTGTCACTACTCGCAAGCCACTAATGGTGGCCAGCGTGGTGGCTAGGTCGTCTATGGCCTCATTGAACAGGTCTGTATAAGCCATTATGCAACAGCAGGCCTATCAATACCTAGCAATTGTTTCACCATCGGTGTGAACGCATTGGTGGTGATTGCCTGGCCCATAGCATCAAAGCTTGAAAACTGATCGATACTTCCACGCTGTCTAAAATAGGCACCACACAGCATTATTGTGCCGAGCGTGCAATCGCCAGATGGGCTGGTGCTCAAGCTGTCAAAATAGCCTGCCTCTTGCCTACGCCGATAGGCGACCTGGTTACCGGCAGAAACGCACTGTGCAAGAAAAGTTGTCTCATCAGCACTAGGGCTAGTAAGGCCAAGCCATAACTGCACATTTGCGCTTGATACCCAGGTGCATGTTTGCGTGTAGGTAAGCGTGCCTGGTGGGATTACATCTGAGCGCTCAAAGTCACTGTCAGCATCGTAAAACAACACCTGATTAGGTATCGGCACATTTGCATTGAGCTGTATGTCGCCCTCTGTGCCTACACCAATGTACTCATATTGAGGCAAGGCATAGACAGTGTAGGAACCATCGAAGCCGTTGCCGATACCAGCAAGAGTGATGCTTTCACCAATGGCAATGTCGGTTGCCTCAAGTGTTTGTACGACAGCGTAGTTATCTAAACGCTGCGCAAATATGACGCTGTACACAGCCATGTGAATGGCCTGCCTTTCGAGTTAGGCCTGTGTAATCTTTCGGATCATTCCAGGAATGGCTGCGAAAGTTGATACATAGCCGTGGAAGCTCATGTTGCGTCCAAGTACTGATGGCTGTTCCACGCTCATGAGGCCACGGATTGACTCGTAGAACTCGTAAGCATCGCCCTGGCCTTGACCTACGCGAGTGATGATCATGGTCTTGGCAGCGAAGTTGCTGTCCACTACCAACTGCAAGCCGAGTGGCGTGCCGTTCCATGAGGTTGCGTTGCCACCACCGAGTGCGTTTTGACCTGTGAGGCCTGCACCGATGAATGGGAATACTGGGCGACCAGTGGTATCTGCAAGTTGTCCGAGTTGGCCCCAAACATCTGGTGATACGAACATGTGGGTAGGTGTCCAGTTACGGCCATTTGAGATGTCTACTGCTGAGTCATACACACTCTTGAGTAGGTCTGCAACTGTTCCGTCCCAAACACCCGATGAGGTTGCTGCTGTGAGCAAGTTGTCTGCACAGAGGTTGTCTGATGCAATCATGTACTCACCCATGAGGTCATTCAAGATCAACTGCATTGCTGCAGGTGATGTGAAGTCAATGTCTTGTACTGACAATGTGACCTGGCCAGCCAATGTGGTCTTGGTTACTGAGTTGGAAGCAATAACCATTGTGGTGGCTGATGCTGCAGCAAGTTCAGATTGTGATGCCACGCTTGTGTGTGTGGTAATCGTTGGACGGATAAAGGTTTTTTGCTGTCCGTTGTCTGGATAAGCGCGAACGCCCACAGCCTCAGCCGTAGGCCTCAAGAAATTCAGATCCTGTACCAGGGGTCCGAGCACCGGCACTGGGAGCAAGCCTGGGGTGTCAGTTGTGAGAACATCGCCAGCTGCAGCTTGTAATGCTGTGCGCTGAGATGCTGAGAACTCTGCTACTGCTTTGTTCATGTTGGCGAAAGTGTCGCCACCAATGTGATATGCAGCCATGAACTCGCCTGCCGATGGCAAAACAAACTCACGCTTAGCTGATGCAAAAATAGGTGCTGTAGGGATTGCTGCCTCTACTGCCTCTGGTGCTGGTACTTGTTCCATTTCCTCAATCTCCTCGATCTCAGGTTCTGTTTTATTATGGTCTATTTCATCGGGAGTTTGTGGGATACTTGCTGCCACTTGGGTGATGTTAGCACTGGTACCAAAGGCTCCGTGTGGAACTAGCGATAATTCTGTCCAGTTTGCTTTTTCGATAAGCATGACTCCAGCTTCGTTATAGCTGAATTGCGTAGGCGAAATCCCTACCGATACCTGGTCATACACATTTTCTAGGGCTAACTGCAGGCTCTCATTACCGAGGTCGGTGCTTGCAATTTTGGCTTGAAAGAGCATGCCATCTGGCGTGTCTTGGCGAGCAATCACAGTGCCAATGGCCTTATCGGGTGAGTGGCCTACAAAGAGCTTAGGGTTGGGGCCGTCCTCAGGTAGCGCACCTGGCGAGAGCATAATCTCGGTGCCATCTGACACTGTTGCTACGACATTGTATGGGGCTGCAATGCCTGAGATGGTGCGCCGTGGCGTACCGTCCGGCGCTGCTGCATCTACCGTTACATTGATTGCATTGAACCTGATCATGCTAATGACTCCTGAGTGTTTTCTTGGGGCATATCGGGGCTGTCCATTTTGTCGGCTGCGTAATTTTCGATGAGGTACTCATCTGAATCAAACTTTACATAAGTTCCACGAGGCAAAACATTGTTTTGACTCAATGTTGCTGCAATGCAATCGGCGTAGGCCTTGACACCAAAGATGTAAAGGTCGGCTCTGGCTTGCTCTGAGGATTGATAAGAGTACGAGCCAGTGCTTACGCCCACCAAATATGGGGGCACATTTGTGAGGCGTGCACACTCAAGTGCCTGGTAGTTCGCTGCATCGATTAGGAGCATTTTGTCGGGGGTTGCTGTTGTCTCGGTGTAGCTCAAAAACTCGTTTAGTGCAGCTGTCTGATTGGTGGCGCGTGCAGCATTGAAAGCGCTAGCCAGATCGGCAAGTTCTGAAGCGCTTAGTGGTTCGCCACCTGTTTGCTTCAAAACACCAGCAGGTATTGAACTTTCTGCATTGCGATATCTTGCAGCTTCAAGTTTCAATGCTGTAGCTACGGTCTGCTCTGACATGTAGGTGATGCCTTGTACAGGGCTCAAGAATTGCACAACATCTTTAGGGTCAAGCATTTGACCTTGAAAATAAATCTCTTTAGATGGGCCGTACCAGACAGGGCCAGCCTGATCTGTGGTGTTCACTGAACCTGCCGGTAGGCGCGTAAAAGCTGTGGGGTATCCGTCTTGGGTGCGTGCTGTGATGTACCAAAAAGCACGCCCAAAAAAGAATAAATCGTCAAATGTCCATGCCATAAGAAAGTTGTAGGTGACACCAGGGTCGGGTTGGCGTAGCCAGGTGCGTGGGGCAATATCGATTTGTTCCATCTCCTCGCCGTTCCACATTTCGTTATACATTTTCAATGGCATACAAGCAATTACCGATGCCATGAGATCGCGTGCGCGTGAGATAGTTGCCACGCTCATAGCCCTGTTGCGTGCTTCGCCTTCGTAGTAGGTGTAGTACTGGCCAATAAGATTTACGCCAGCCTGGTTAGGCGTGTAACCACCGGCAGCTGCAGCCTTCGCTGGGGCAGGTGAGATTGCTGCTTTATTTACTCGGTTGAATAGCGCCATGATGGGATTATCTCACATTTTCTAGGTGGGGGGTGGCACTGCCCTGACCAATTCCCGACAGAAAGACCAGGACAGCGCCATCGATAATCTTAGCGATTTACAACTACCAGCATTGGCTTACCACCTTGTTTTGGTCGAGACGCTAAAGCAGCTGCAAAAATGGTGAGTCGTGCCAGCTCAACAGGACCAGGAGAACGCTTACTGCTAATCACAAGTGAGTTCTGCTGGGTAACTGCTACTGCTCTGTTCATTTGTTCAGCAAGGTTTTGCTGCCCCTGGTGCACAAGTCTGCCATCGTTGATCATGCCCTTGACCAGTGATGTGTAGCGCATCAACTCGCCATAGCCCACTACCTTTTTACGCCTCTCCAAAGACAGTGGCACATGGTTTTCTAATGGTGGTGTCACAGCCAACATAATCGAGGGATTTTCGCAGGCCTTCAATAGAGCCTGTTGCATCTCAGGCAATGAGCCAACTACAAACTCCACAGTGATATGTGCTACGCCAACATCATCAACTGCTGCGCGAACAGCCGAGTAACGAGAGCCATCAATACTTGTGTCCACAGCTATCCAGCCACCCTCGGGACCTGGGATATCAGAGAGGCATTGTTCCCACTCGCCAGGTTGCAACCAGCATGCATCGGCATTGACAAACTGGTTGAGAGAACCACGCAAGAAAGATGATCTATCGGGGTGCTCAGCATCGGCAAGTAAAGACTCCAACTCGAGTGTGACACCGAGCGCTGGGTTAGCCCAGCCCCACCAGCGTGTATCCATAACATCAACACCTGGTGGTGGCGACCATTCAGCAAAGTAAAACTGCCCTTGACGCTTGTCATCAATCAGCTGTAGCCCTTGTTCTCGGTAGCGCAACATCGCAACGGAAGCCTCAGTACCGGCAGTCGAAGTCATCAACATGATCGGTGAGCCACCAGCTGTACGCATGTTGCGTGCCTTCATCGTAGGCCTAAGAGAATGGGCAAGCACATTGTCCTCAACTGCGTACACCTCGTCCACCCAGATGAAGTCAGCCGATAGACCCATACCTGCCGAGGGTGTTGCAGCCTTGACAAGCCACCGTGAACCATCAGGCATGTCACAAGTGTTACGGCCATACGCACGCTTCAATGTCGCCCCAAAATACTCCTGCAAAATCGGAGCCACCACCTCAAACTGGCGAACAGCAAGCGACAACTCATGAGCCGAGTTCACTACCGTTTGTGGCTTGCCACGCAACTGAGCAATAGAAGTAAGCCACGCGCCTATACACGCCTGACCTAAAACCGTTTTACCGTTCTGACGCGCCACAGAAATAAGCGCTGCACGATTGATTAGATCACCGGTATCAGGCTCAACCTCAAAAACACCATCAATGGCGTAAAGCTGCCAATCCATCAGCTCAACCTTCATGTACTTAGATG